TCTTACAGTTTGTTCCCAACGTCTTCTCGAAACAACAAAGGTTGCTTGGTCTCGAATCTCTACACCAAACTTAGTAAACAGGTCTCCTTCACCGTCAAAACCTTCTACGTTTTCGATATACATCTCAATCTTGTAAGATGAATTAAATCTTGAAGGAACATCTTCTCCAAGGATTCTATCCTCGTTAACAATATCACGAGGCAAGTAATAGATGTCCTGACCGTACATCTTAAGGGACTCGATAACGATGTCCTCATAAAGATCCTGTTCAGATCTTACGCCTTGGCTGAAGTAAATGTTCGTTGCCATGAATTACCCCACAAAGAAGTCAGCTGGCATCTCATGCTCGAGTCTGATTGCTTCTCTTAGTCTTTCAATTTCTGCCATTGCATCTTCAAAGATCTGACGACCATTGATAGTAACTCCACCCGGAAGCTGCATGCCTTCAAATTTAATTAAGTTCGCACCCCATTGCCTCTTAATTAATGCTGTTGTGTATTGCTTCAACCACATGTCATTCCATACAGACGTATGAGTAGTTGGGTTTACAATTTCAAATACTTCTGCAACAAGATAGTCACCTTCTACCAAGTCATCAGTTTCTTTTTCACCGTGGATATAGAGACGATTCTGGTGACGCGAAAACTGGACGAGAGGTGTACCATTGAGCTTCATGTCAATCAATGATAGGTACTGTTGCATCTGTTCGTAGTAAGCTAAGTCACCCATGTATGAATGCATGTTAGCAATATCATTGAGGTGAAGCTGATACTTTATGTCAAAGAAGTCCTTGGTCAGAGAACCTGACGCAATCGGAAATAGCTTTGAAACGAATATAATATTGGATGAGATTGGAATGTACTCATTAGTTACGTCATCAGCTGTGATCTGATGTTTCAAATAAGTACGAAGAGTCGCGTCTGAATGAAACTCTTGATAGTATTGTAGAGCTTCATCGACGCGATCTTCTAGTTGGTCTGGATCTACGTTTATCTCGATTACCGGATCACCGAGCTCTCTCAGGCAGTAATCAATTAAACCTTGTCTTGTGCTTGGGTTCGCCATGTCTATATCCTATTAAACACTGTTACCAGTATTTATAAGGTTTTTATTTCAAAGACATTATGTTTAACTACTAAACTTGTGTAGATATTGCTGGCCCAGCAAAGGCATTTTAAATGATCTTATGCGTTTAGAGCGTCAAGGTCGTCCCAAACACGTTGAGCATGTGCAGCTGCGTCAAAAGCAACAGTTGCATCTAGATCATTGGGGTCTGGGTCTGTCCAGTTATTCGCCGTCGCCTGTGTTGATAGATAAGTCTGCAAATCGGCCTTTGATGCGATTTCTTCGATTGCATCAGATATATCCGCGCCATCCTCTGAAATGCCAATCATGATCCAATCTTGTGGAGCAATAGCGCTAGGGTCTGCGACCGCATACATCCCACCTGTTGACTGTGGGACACCAAACTTTAGCCACGTTGGAATAGTGCCATTTGATTCTAGTCTGTATTTAACGACTTTATGAGCCATCAGTGTAATCCTTTAGTTGGGGTGTGTTAGTTAATGAGGTTTCATCTAGTATCTCAAAACCTCTGCTGTTAGCGAACTCTACAGGGCAATGTAACCATTTCTCCGCACAAGCCTCTAACCATTGTACTGTGTGATGATGTTCAGGAGCTTTACCTTCTCTGATCAACTCATTTTCCCAATTCAAGTAAGCGTATACTTCTGCTTGAGCTTGTGCTGCGTTGATACCTAAGTCGAAGATATAGATCAGGTTACCTTCATCAATTTGCCCACCACGACCACGAGCAGCATTTAAAGCTTGCTTCATACAAGTCATGATGTGATACTTGATTTCTTCTCTTTCGTAGTCTTCCTCAGTAAGTTCATCTTTACCGATTTTCTTCATCAAATTCTCATACTGATTAGTAAAGAAGTTTAACTTACGAATAGCACCTTCAATATAACCACGAGAACTAGAAGCTTGAGCCATCATCTCATCAATCTTAACTTCAAGCATCTCACGCTTTAGATCATCTTTTTCATTCTCTAGCTTACGTTCTAGCTTTTTAAGTTTGATCTCGTTCTTCTTCATACGGAAGTAGCCTTCCTGAAGAGCAGCTTTAGTCTTTTCTATCTCAGCTAGACTGTGCTTAATAGAACGAATAGGGGTAATTGCAGTAACGTCAAGGGTAACACTCATCATCTGTGAGTGAGACTTGTAGAAGTTACTGGAAGCTTGTTGTATTGCAGGAGCTTTTTCCTGAATATTAGTCAACATCGACTTATATTCAGGTTTAGCATCTGGTAGTTGCACCTTTAAATCAGTAATAACAATAGCGTTTTCAGTCTTAGTTTCTGACAACGGATTCTCCTTATAATATAAAATTAAAAATTATTGTAGGCCGCCATGTGCATTAGAGTTGGCACCATGAGCTTCACCACTTGTATGAGGTAAGTCACCAAAGTCTGTAGCGTTACCAGTAGAAGCGATAGTTACATAAACAATATTATTGTTTGTTTTCATAAACGTACCTCTTGTTTCAGAAGAAGCACCTTTAATTTTTACACCCGTCATTCCTGTAAGATCACCAAAGTCAGTGGCATTACCTGTTGAGGCAATAGTTACGTAATCTATAACGTTTGAGTTGACGTAGTCAGAGGCTCCAGTATTACCACCAGCAGTCAGCCCCCTAGTAGATGAAGAACATCCACCTGCATTGTATCGTTTTAGCGTTAGATCACCAAAGGATGCGGAATTACCTGTGGATGCAATTGTAACATATTCTATATTTGTAATACCAGTGGTGCTAGAATTTTGTCCACCAGAAATCATACCACGAGTAGGGCTTGCAAAACCAGCACAGTACATTATTCCAGTTGTCGTGTCTCCAAAATCAACTGAGTTACCTGTGGATGCTATAGTGATATATTGAATGACATTACTAATTGGTCCTCCTGTTTCCCCACCTGCTAAAATACCCCTAGTCGAATTACCAAAATTGGCCTGATATTTGGTTGGCCCAGTTAAGTCACCAAAGTCACTAGCAGTACCACCTTGGTTAGATGTCTCAATGTAATCTATGGTATTAATCAGTGCAGCCCCAGCATCTCGACCACCTGCCATAATTATTCGTGTATCACCACCAATAACTGAAACCTCTGATCTCTTTGATGTCATTTCACCAAACTGCTCACCGTTACCTGTTGTAGCAATATTATAGAAAGAGATACTGGAGCTATAACCATCATCGCCTGTTTGTCTTGCACCATTCACGAAGGCCATTTCGGAACTTGTAGCAGGTGTTTGAACAGCACCCATAGCAGAGGAAGCACCTGATGATCTATGGGCTGTAGAGCTAAGGTCACCAAAGTCTGTAGCATTACCAGTAGATGCAAACGTAATGGCATCTATGTATTGGTATTTATTCGATGCATCAGAGCCACCTGCATACAAACCTATAGTAGAGCCTGATACTGTTGCAGCATACCGACTTCCAAAACTAAGGTCACCAAAATCTGTAGCGTTACCCCTTGTGGCAATCGTAACATATTGAATAGTATTTGGGTAAGTTCCACTAAACAGCCCACCACCAGCGAAAACGCCTCTAGTAGCTGAAGACATACCTGCTGCGCCATATGGTGAATTGGTTAAATCACCAAAGTTATTACTTACGCCGCCAGATGCAATGTCAAAATCATAGATGGTATTTACATAAGTAGTACCATTATAACCACCAGCAACTAAGCCTCTTACAGAACTTGAACAAGTAGCAGTAGAACCTAAGTTTGTGGTATAATCAAGCGTACCCCATTCAACGCCATTCCCAGTAGTAGCAGGGTTTACATATTCAATCACATGATTTGCATTACCGACACCGCTTCGATAGGTAATCATTGCGCTACGAACATTGTTACTTATCTGTCCATGGTTACCAGAACTTGAACCTGCGTTCAAATTGCCAAAGCTAGAAGCACTACCTCCACTTGCATATGTAAGGTAATCAATAGTTGACTCATAAGCTTGATCACCAGAACCACCCATATATACGGCTCTTGTTGTGTTACCCCCAGCAACACCTGAACTCTTAGCTTCTGTCAAGGTTCCAAAGTCTGTTGTAGTACCTGTAGTGTCTATGTTTACAGACTCGATTGTATCTACTTTAGTATTGCTTAGGTTTTGACCACCCATGAAGAATGCAGTTTCAGCAATAACACCCTGAGTAGGCCACAGGGATGCACCCCTGAATGACAAGGCTTCTTGTATGTTCCATATACCTACTGCAACACTGTCTTCATATTTCCCTGCGGGTGCTGTCGGAGTATCGGTAATAATGTTTCCTAGATAGCGTTTCGGCATTATTGAAGTCCTCCGTGGGCGTTGGAACATGCGGCTAATTGGCCTCGTCCAACGGAAAGATTACCAAAGTCAGATGCGTTGCCAGTTGATGCTATTGCAACATAATCAATTGTATCTTGATAAACAACGCCATCAGCACCGCCGCCCACGACTGCTCTTTGATTAGAAGATGCCGCAGCAAGTTGCGTCCTAGCTACTGTCAAGTCACCAAAGTCAGTGGCGTTACCTGTGGATGCGATTGTTATATAATCAATAACATTAGAATATGTTGAACTTCTACCCCCTCCAGCAAATAA